CGCTTTATCGCGACCGCGCGCGATCAGGTCGGCGGCTTCTACTTCAAGGATGAGGTCGAGCGCGGGATGTTCGAAGGCTATCCGATCCGGCTGACGCAGCAGATACCGACGAACCTCGTGCTGACGACCTTTACCAAGGCGAGCGAAGTGTACTTCGTCGATATGGCTGACTTCGTAATCGCCGATACGTACAACGTCGTCGTCGATGCGTCCGATGTCGCCGCCTACAATGACGGCGTGGGCATGGTCTCGGCGTTCCAGCGCGATCAATCGCTGTTCCGCGTTATCGCCGAGCACGATTGCAACATGCGGCACCTTCAGTCGCTCGTGGTCCTGTTGACACAGGATTGGGCGTTCTCCGGCGTTCCTGGCTCGCCCGGCGCGCCGTTCTCGACGCAACCGCTCAATCCCACATGGTCGCAGGCAGCCGCGATCCGGCCCGCACTCGCGACCGGCGCGAACGCACCGCCGGCACTCAAAGACCCAGCGTAGGGAGACGGAACGATGTCGGTGGAGGGAATTCCGCAAAGGGACGTAGTGGTTACGTTCACCCAACACTTTGCCAGCTATAACGCCGGAGAGTCGGCGAGCTTCACGGCCGACGAAGCGCAACGGCTCGCCGATCTCGGCGTAACCGGCGACGCCCCTCCACCGACTTCGCCGCCGGAAAATACGGCGGTCCCCGCCGTTACCCAAGCGGCGGATATTCTCACTTGCACGATGGGCGAGTGGACCGGATCGCCGACCGCCTACGCCTATCAGTGGGCAATCGACGGCGGACCGGTCGGCACCGACGCACCGACCTATGACCGCCAGCTTCCCGATATCGGCACGACCGCGACCTGTGTCGTTACCGCGACCAACGCGGCCGGCTCGACCGCCGCACCGCCCTCGGTCGGCGTCGTCGTCACGTAGCAAAGGAACACCAGATGAGCGACGTTGTTCCCGGCACGCTGGTCCATATGCGGATCATGCGACGCTTTTCGCACTACATGCCCGGCGAGCTTATCGCCGTCCCGTTCGAAGCGGCGCGCGATCTCGACGCGAAACGGCTCGCGCAGCCGTTGCAACTGTTCGTTCCGACGCCGGTCGCCGCGTCGGAAGCCGCCGAGCCGGTCCGCCAGCCGGCCGGGATCGTGCGGAAATAGCCGCGCCATGTTTGGCGGCTTGCACGTCACCACGGCGCCGGCGACCGAGCCGATAACGGTCGATCTCGCGCGTCGCCATTGCCGGATCGATGCTGACTATGACGACGACCTAGTGACGATGTATATCGAAGGCGCGCGGCTAGAAGCCGAAGCTTACCTAAACCGCGCGCTGTTCACCCAGCACCTACAGTTCGCGATCACCTGGGCACCGCCGCCGACCGCGACGCCGCTCGTGCCGCAATCGTTGATCGTGTTCCCCTTGAACTGGCCGCCCTTGGTCAAGCGGCCGATCGAGCTTCCGCGCGCGCCGACGCAATCGGTCGAGCAGATCACCTGGGGACCGCTCGGCGATATGCAGGTCGCCGATCCCGAGGATTACGATCTCAACCTCGCCGTCGAGCCGGGCTATGTCGCGGTCAAGCCGCAACTCCTGCCGCGCATACCGCAACAGTCGATGCTGATCGACTATACCGCCGGCTATGACGACGCGGACCCGACGGCGGTCCCTATGCCGATCCGCCAAGCGATCCTGGTCGGAACCGCCCACTATTACGAGAACCGGGGCGACGTGCCGGCAGAGATGCCGGCGGCGTTCTATCGGTTGCTCGATCCGTATCGGCTCTGGACCTTCGCCGGATGAGCGAGCTTCCGCCGCCGCCTTGGTGGGCCTGGGTAGTGGTCGGACTGCTGTTCTTCGCCGCCGCGATCCACCGCGCTTGGATTGTAGCGGTAGCCGCCGCGCCGGCCGTCCTAGCGGGGCTACGCGGCGCCGGAGCTTCGGGCGGATGAACCATGCCGGATGATCCGTCAGGCGCCTTGGCGGCTTCCATAGGCGCCTTGCGCTGGGTGGTGACGCTTTACCGCCGCGACCAGTCGCCGGCCGACGATCTCGCACTCGCCGAGACCTTGGTCCCGCTCGCGACCGTCCACGCCAATGTCCAGCCGAGCCGGCCTTCGACGCTTTACCAGAGCACCCAGATCGACGGTCCGGTTACCCACATGATCGATATCCGCTGGCAGGACTATCCGGCGACGGTCGATGTCGTCGCGCGCTCGACCAAGCGGCCGAACGGCGGCGGCTTGCGGACCGAGCTTTTCCGCGTCCGCCGCTCGACCGAGATCGCCGGCCGCAAACGCTTCATCCGGATGGAGTGCGAACTAGAGCGCAGCCGGATCACACCCGACGACAGCGACGGAACGCGCAACGCGCTCCTGACCGAACCCTATGACGGCGCGGCGGCGGCACCGCCCGGAGTCAATCCGCTATGAACCTGCTTTTGATCCTGGTCATCGTGATTGTGCTGTTCGGCGGCTTCGGTGGCTTCTACGGCTACAACCGTGGCTATTACGGCCAGGGTGGAATGGGCATCGTCGGGGTGATCCTGCTGATCGTTATCCTGCTGATGCTGTTCGGCGGCGGTCGCATCTGGTGAGCGACCTAAAGCTAACCGTCACGCATTGGGGCCAGATCGCGCTCGACAAGCGTGAGCTCGCCAAGCTCATGCGCGCGGCCGGCAACGACATACGCGGCAAGACGGCGCGGCTTATCAATCAAAGCAACGGCGGCGGCAGGCAATACGGCAGCCACCGCGCGTCGGCGCCGGGATCGCCGCCGGTCCGTGTCTCCGGCGATCTCCGGTCGAGCCTCAAAACGTTCGTGTTCAAGTCGGGCGAAGGCTTCGCGGTCCGCGCGCGGCAATTCTATGCGCTGTTCCTCGAAGCCGGCGCACGCGGCGGCGGCAATCCCGGCGCACGCGCGGTTCGGCCGGTCAACCGGCGGACCGGCCGGCATATGCGCGCGAAAGGTGTCTACACCAGCCGCGTCCTCGAGCCGCGCCCGTTCCTCGATCGGGTGATGGCGCAGAACGCCGCCGAGCTTGATCGCCGCGTGCGCAAGGCGCTGGAAAATGCGTTGACCTGGAAGGAAACCAAGGCGCCGTGAACCGCGAGCTTGCCGAGCACATCAGCGCGCTCGCAGCGCCGATCTACGCGGCGCTGATTGCAACCGGCATACCAGGGGCGGCCGGTGAACAGACGGCGCGACCAGATGACTGGCACCTGATGGCGCAAGGCATCGCCATCCGACGCGCGCACGCCCTCTGGCTTCAGAGGCTCGATACCGAGACATGAGCGGCACCGCGACGGTCTCCATCATGGGGTCGTTCATCTCGCAGCTTCGCGCGAACGCGCCGATCTTCGGCGGTCGCGTTGCCGGCGCGGTCGAATACAATGCGGGCCTGCGAAACTACAACACGTCGCTCGCCTTGCCGGCCGCGTATGTCTTGCCGCTCGGCCAGGAAGCCGAACCGAACCAAGTCTGGAACGGCTTGATCCAGATCGTGCACAAGTTAGTCGGCGTCGCGGTCGAGCTTGACGCGCAACGCGACCGGCGCGGCCAGGACCCGTCGATGAGCTTCGAGGAGATCGAGACGCAGATATTTGCCTCGGTGCTCAACCTAGAGATCGGCGAGTGCCGCATGGTGCGCGGCGCTTCATTCTCCGGCGCGCGGTATCTCGAAACGCTCGACCGCGCTCGCGTGTTCTACCAGTGGGAATTCAACATCGATTGGCAGCTAACTGACGCGGACGGCGTTCAGCCGGTCTCGGTTCCGCTCCAGCACGTCGAGGTCGATATCTTCAAGGCGCCGGCAACAGCGGGCGACATGCCAGCCGCCGTCGTCGTCGTGCCGACCGGCGAACCGCCATATCCGCCCGCGACTGACGGCCCGTGGCCCGATCCTTCCACAAAGGATGATCCCGCCTGATGGTAAGCAATATCGACGCCACGAAGCCGACCAGCCCAATGGCCTATACCGCCGACGTGCGCGGAAACTTCGCGACGACGAAAAGCGAGATCGAGGCGCTACAGGGGGTGACGGTTGGCGGCCCGTTCCTGCCGCTGAGCGGCAGCACGGTGACCGGCGCTACGACATTCAACGCCGGACTGACTTCGCAATACCCAGGCACCGCTAACCGTCTCGTCAGCCAGCCTACGCATCCTAGCGCGGCATACGTCCCCGGTTCGTCACAACTATTCAGTTATATGGTAGCCGCGGCGGCAGGCGGGAACCGCTTCGATGTGATAGCCAACTCGCAGTTCTATAGCTCGATCACGGGTGCGCCTAACACGTTTGTTTTTAATAACCTGAATGTCGTGGATTACGCAGGCAGTGGAGGACAAAGCCAACTTGTAGCGACCTACAACCAAGCAATCCGGCGCACACGAAGCGCAGGGGGTGTGTCGAACAATCCAGAGATATTCGGTGCCGTGTTTGAGGCGATTGATTTCACCAACTCCGACAGTGCCGCATCCAGCGGGATGAATGGCATCGAGATCGACATGACGTGCGGCAACACCGACAGCGCACACAATCGGCGTGGCTTCGGCATGTATCTGAACAGGGCCAACGGCGGTGACGTGGCGCCCGTGGTTAGTACGGGCATGCACCTCGCCGCGAATGTCGGCAGCTACGACACGGTGCTTAAGATTGAAACGCCATTCAATATCGCCGCGATTGATCTGCGGCAGGCTAGTGCTGTAACCGGTGCAGCGCACCAGATATGGTTGGGCACAGCAGGAACCATCGCACTCGATACATCGGCATCGTTCACTCTGAGCGGCGACGGGATCGGCGGTATGGTCATGACGAGTGTCGCGGGACAGCCGTCGCGTATCATTTACCAAAGCGCACGCACATGGTGGTCTGGCACATGGGCCGATGGCAGCTATTACATTGCAGATACAACCGCTGGAGCTTCTCGTGTCACGATTGATCCGAGTGGTCTCATCACGTTGGGTGGGGCATTAGGAGGGACAACCGCAACATTTAATACACTGAATATTACCGCATCTGCAACGGGCGATGATCCGCTGTCTATCACGACCGCCGCAGGACACTATGCACGAGCGCGCTACACAGTAGCAGGCGTCAGAACGTGGTCGCAGGGATGCTTCCCCGATGGCGCGTTTCGTCTCACCGACGAAACTGGAGCGGCGATTAGGATGTCGATCCTGACCAATGGCAATGTCCAGTTCACCAATTCGTTCGCCCTCGCTAATAAGACGCCGCCCACTATTCCCACAGGTTACACAACGCCTACTGGCACAGCGACACGGGGAACGTTCGCCACGTCATCTGTGACGCTTTCGGTGTTGGCGGAACACGTCAAGGCGCTGATCGATGACCTGACAGCATACGCATTGATAGGACCATGAGCGCAACTATCGATCGCAGCCAACTCATCGCCGTGACGTTCACCGCCGAGCAGTGGCAGGTGGTGATGCAGGTGCTGAGCAACGGGCCATACAACGTGGTGGCGCAGCTCATCGGCAGTATCCAGCAGCAATGCATGCGCCACGCTGAGGCGCCGCCGAACATGGCACAGCCCCCCAACGGAGAGGATCGCCCCGATGCCTGACGGCCGCAACCAAGCTCAACGGAGGAATGACACATGTGGGTAAAGCCTGTGCCCGGTCGAACCGTGCGCGATCCGCACTCGATGGCGCTGCTTCCGGCCGAAGGGCGCGAAGTCAACGACAGTGATCCGTTCTGGCTCCGGCGCGTCCGCGACGGCGACGTAACGGTGGAACCGACGCAAGCGCAGGCGCACCGCCGGCCGGCCCCGGCGGTCCAGAGGGAGGCGTAACCGATGGCGATCAATTTCACATACTATCCGACATCCAACCGGGTTCCCGGCGTCTATGTCGAAATGGACCCTTCGCAGGCGAACTCGGCGACGGTGCTCCAGAATACCTTGCTGATCGGTCAGATCGCGATCACCGGCACCGCGGTTAGCAACCATCCGATGCTGGTCGAAAGCAAGGCGCAACTGCTCAGCAGTTGCGGCGCCGGCTCGATGCTCAACAATATGGGTAGCCGCTATCTCGACCGCGATCCGTTCGGGCCGCTTTACATCCTGCCGATCGAGGACGAAGCCGCGTCGGTCGCCGCGACGGGAACGATCACGGTCGCCGGTCCCGCGACGCAATCGGGAACGCTCAACGTCTATGTCGGCGGCTTTCGCGTCCGCGCCGGAGTATCGAGCGGCGACGCCGCGACCGCGATCGCGACCGCGCTCGCCGACGCGATCAACGCGACGGAGAATATCGAGGTAACCGCCGCCGCCGCCGCCGCCGTCGTGACCTTGACCTCGATCGGCAAGGGCGACGTGTTCAACGGCATAGACCTGCGGGCGAACTATCTCGGCGCGGCCGGCGGCGAATATGACGTGCCCGGCGTGACGCTGACGATCGCACCGATGGCCGGCGGAACCGGCAATCCGGGGATCGCTGGCGCGCTCGCCAATCTCTCGGATCAACCGTTCGACTTTATCATCACGCCCTATACCGACACGTCGAACCTCGACGCGCTAAAGGGCCTGCTCGCCGATGACGTCGGACGCTGGTCGTGGGAACAGATGGTCTATGGCGGGGCGTTCGCCGCCTATCGCGGAACGCTCGGCGAGTGCACGACGTTCGGCAACGGTCGCAACGATCAACACGTGTCGATTGCCGCGTTCAACGATAGTCCCGATCCGGCCTGGATATGGGCAACCGAGATGGGGGCGGCGTCGGCGGCGAGCTTGCGCGTCGATCCCGGCCTGCCGCTCCAGTATATCAACACGACGCTAAAGGCCCCGCCGATCGCGTCGCGCTGGACGCTCGGCGAGCGCAATACCCTGCTCTATGACGGGATGAGCACGTTCCGAACCGGCGACGACGGAACCGTAATCGTCGAGCGGATGTGCACGACCTACCAGAAGAACGCGGCCGGCGCGACCGACAATAGCTATCTCGATGTCGAGACCATGTATGGCCTGATGTTCGTCGCGCGCGATCTCTCCAACTATCTCCTGACGCGCTACGCGCGAAAGAAGCTGGTCAGCGATACAACGATGATCCTGGCCGGCTCCAACTGCGTCAACGCGCCGATGATCCGCGCGTCGGTAATCGCCGAGTATCGCGCGATGGAAGCCGCCGGCTATGTCCAGAACAGTCGCACGTTCGCGCAGAACGTGATCGTCGAGAATGCCGGCAACGGCTTGGTCAAAATCCTCGCGCCGGTCGATCTGGTCAATCAGCTTCGCCAGATCGCGATCCTGTTGCAGTTCCGCAAGTCATAAGGGGGCACAGCAATGGCTGCATGCGAAAGGCTGGCCGGGATCACCGGCCTTGCGATCGATGGCAACGCCTACATGGTGGTGTCAGACGTTACGTGGTCGCCGTCGCGGTGGAAGCGCGAGACCTTGGTCGGTCTCGATAGCGTCCACGGCTTCTCAGAGGTGCCGTTGCAAGGCTTTATCGAGGCGACGCTACGCGATAGCGGCTCGATCACGGTCGGCGACTTCAACGAAATGCGCTGCGTTGAGGTCATGGTCACGCTGGCGAACGGCAAGGTCGTCTCCGGCGCGAACATGTGGAACACCGCCGCGCTTGAAGTGCGATCCGCAGAGGGGACATTCCAGGTCCGCTTCGACGGGATCGACGTATCGGAGTCATAAGCGATGGACGCGCTAACGACCGACGACTTCGGTGAGCTCGGCTCGCCGGAGCCGGAGCCGCGCACGCTCGATATGGACATCGACATAACCTTTCAGAAAAAGCGCTTCACGTCGCTCCACCTAGAGGAGCCGACCGCAAAGATGCTGGAGCGCGCCGAGATCGAACTGAACACGACGAACCCGACGCCATATACCATGCGGCGATACCAGATCGCGCTGATCGCCGCCGTCGCACAGGTGCCGCGCGAAGTCGTGCTCGAATTGCGCCACCATGAACTGGTGGAGGCGTTCGATTTTTTAGCCGCCTTGCTCGATCGTTCCCCGAAGGATGGCGCGACCTGATCGCCGACCTGACGCGCTTCTGGGGTTGGGGTCCGCACGACGCCTGGAGCCTGACCGGGACGCAACTGATCTGGTGGGCCGAGCAGTCGAACCGGATCGCGGATCGCGAGCGTCCGCAGGATAGCTGATGGCCGGTTATTCCGTCACCTATAGCGTCGTCGATAACGCGACCAAGCAGATCGACGCGATCAACCGTCGCGTCGCAGCAATGCGCGCGCCGATGGATCGGATGTCGCGCTCGATCTCGCGCTTCGTCGATGTCTCCGGTCTCCGCAAGGTCGCGACCGGCTTCGAGTGGATTTACAAGGCGGCGGGTAGCGTTCTCCGCACCTTGACCGCGATCGTGCCGGTAATGGGCGCGATAACCGGCGCCGCGTCGATCGCCGGTATGGTCAAGCTCGTGCAAAGTTATGCCAACTGGTCGCACGAGCTTGTCCAGGCTGCCGATAATATCGGCATGACCACCCAAGAGCTTCAGCGCTTCCAAGACGCGACGCGGCTTGCCGGCGGTCGCGCCGAGGACATGACCGATGGCCTAAAGTCGCTGCACGACAAGATATCCGATCTCGCGATCGGCAAGGGCAACGTCGGCGAAGCCGCGCAGATGCTCAACCGGCTCGGCGTCAATATCCGCGACGCGAACGGACATATCCGCACCGCCGCCGATCTCATGCCCGAGCTGATCCAAAAGATCAGTGCGATGCGCGATCCGGCCGATCGTGCGCGCTTCGCGACCGAACTGCTCGGCGCCCAAGGCGATAAGCTGGTCGAGACGTTCCGCCAGTCGAGCCAGAGCTTTTCGCAATGGTTCTCCGATGTCAGCCGATACAAGGACCTCACCGACGAACAGAAGAAAAGCCTCCAGCTATTTACCGAGGCGCAAGGTCGGCTCGGCGTTGCGTTCGACCGGCTCGGTCAGCAGATATCCGCAATGGTCGCGCGGGACTTCGGTCCGCTGCTGACCAAGTTCGCCGAATTCGTCGAGAAGCACACGCCGGAGATACTAGCCGCCGTTGACAAGCTATCGACGCAATTCGCCGCGTGGATCGGCGGCATCGACTGGTCGAAGGTCGAGCAAGGCGTGAACAATTTCATCGAGGCGCTCAAGTGGGTGGTCACCCATCTCGATACCATCAAGGACGTTGCCGAAGGTATCGCGATCCTGTTCGCGACGAAGTGGGCACTCGGTATCGTCGCCAACATCGCGAC